GGGGAATTTATAGAAACTATCAATTTACACGTAATCATCAATCTTCCTCTTCTCCTTTGCCTTCCATCTCTCGTTCATACCAATCATCTCGAGCTTCTTTCAATTGAGTACGATAAGGATCGTCTTTCAATGGTCTTGTATTTGCATCGACCAACCAAATTATTAGATCTCCTAGCATATTTTGAGATGAGCACTTGAATGATCCCAACAAAATGTTCTGGGCATTCCCTTTTTCATCAGTTATCAACTGATTCAGGACTAATATCCAGAAAGGATGCAAAGACTCCACAGGTTCAACTGTGTTGCTTGATTTTTGAAATCTCCTCGAAAATAGATCTTTCATTCTATCAAAATCGTCCTCATCCCATGGAACATCTAGGAGATCAAATTCACCAAACCAGTCAACGTTTGAAGCTGGTACTTCCATTAGTTGGTCATCTGACATTAGCTGCTCATTCATGTCCAATTCTGCTGCTTCTATGTCAAAGGCCAAAACAGATATGTTCAACTCCTCGCTATCCGGTGTTGAATCTTCTGAATTTTTAAGTTCTCCAGGCATGAACTTTTCTGGTTCCATACCCATATGCTTAGCTTTTTGAATAATTGTGCTTTTCATCCATTCCTTCCTTCTTATAGATCTTCTCCTCTCCTGTTCTTTTGTTTGCGGTAAATCTATTGCGTTCTTTGTTCCGTTTATAATGCTTATCATCATCTTTGTTGGAGCTGCTTGATATGTCATCCAATAATCTTCCATTTTTGCATTTTCAGGTAATTTCTCCGGTTTTGCATTAAAACCCCAGGTTGTTGGGCTGTAAGAAAGCACTGTGATTGGCTCTCCTTTTTCATCTGATCTCAATTGACTCTGTCGCAATCTCACAGCACCTGCTTCACTCACTTCAAAAGTTAATCTGGTGACATCCACATTGAATGACTCAATGAACGAACTCTCAAACATTGGAATGAGATCTTGCCTATGTTGCTTTGTTAGTTTTCCAGCTTTGCAATCAACGTAAAGTCCATTTGGACTAGGAGCGTAACCTTTATCTATTCCCACCTCAGCAAAAAGTCTTTTGAGTTCAATTGCTCTAGTCGCAAAATAAGCAGTTTTTGATGTTACAAACGAAATTGCAGTTCTGCCCTCTAGTTTCAGTATGAAAGGCACATTGTCCATATTACCATGGAATACTCCAACTCCTGTGTAATTGCCTTGTTCTTTATTAAACTTTTGCCTTTCTCTAAAAACTCCATGCACCCCTCTTTTTGCATGTTCAATCAATGACCCAATGTTTAGTTTTCTAGATTGAGGAGTGTCCTTATCTGTATTTATCATGTATGTTTGAATCACAGCTAGTATTGCTTCTTTCTGGGGCATCGAATTCAAGGTGGTTTGTGCAACAGCCAATGGAGGTGTTAAAATCGATGGGCTTTTTGATAATAATCTTGATGCCTTGTTTGTTTTCTCTTGCAAGGAGAATAGTGGTGCAGATGTAAGCAACTCAAGTTTGGTGTTAAGTGAGCTGATGATATTTTTCTTCTCTGGTTCTGTTGTAACTTTTGAAGATTTCCATAATCTATAACCTCTAAATGCACAATTTCTCATTATCTGTCTAATGCATGCATGAAATGGTAAACCTTTCTTAACTGGTCCTAGAACTTTGTAATGACGCATAGAAGGTACTTGACTCTTAATGAAATCTGAAAGTGCAAAGTGATCAATAAATGGTGAGGCTTCTAAAGTTGCTTCTGGAGTTGTCTTTATCCAAGGAAAAACATCTCTATAATTTTTCCACGCTGAACTATGCTCTGTGTCAGTGCCTCTTGTTTGTAAATGAGGCCACCATCTCTTCTTCACTGTGTCTAGTAAGCTCACAGAAGCTACTGAGGTGTGCTTTGGAAGTGATAAGACAACAAACTTACTTGGTCTTCTGTGCTTTATTTTTGTCTGAACATAAGAATCACAATTTTTGCTCTCTTGTATCACATCATCGTACACTTCGTAAGATGGGAAAACCATTCTTACAAGATCTTCTGTCATCTGCTCGTGGCACTCAGTCTCTTCCATGAACTTTATCATTGAGACTTTCTTTTTGTTCAAGTTCAAAACTTCGGTAGCCATATCAACATTGTTGTTGTCAGGGTCTGTCTTTTGCTTTTTGTCCTCTTTCTCTCTTCTTATAATAGCAGGTGTGTGTAGTACGTACACACTTGAAGCATGTAGCTTTGAAGCTGCTTGGAAGGAAAATGAATCAGCTGAACTAGGGTTGATTGCTTTCTTGTATATTGTCACTAAAACCTCATAAGCTGTTCGTGCTTGTCTGTAAAGAACCTCTGGTTCTTTTTCAATAGCAACTTTCCAATCCTTGGGTACATTCAATCTATCTAAGAATTCTTTAAATTGTTTACCTCTTCCAATCAACAAATTTGCTGTAACTGTAGGTTTCCCAGTTTCCGTAACTTCTGCTCCATTTCGCTCAAACAAGAATCTTTCAACACAGTTCGTGCCTCTTATCGATCTAATAGCCGCATAGTGTGCAAAATCATATCCTAGGACACCATTTATTGACTCTGGTTCCATTATAAAGAATCCCAGTGCGGGATGAGGCTTATTAAGCAGCATCTGAATGTAAAAGGGAAACATTGCACTGGTGTTAGCTCCCATTGTAGTGTAATGGATCCTAAACTGACACTCTTGAATTATTGCAGATAAGTGCATTGATGCTCCGTTTTCAACACACTGTTTCCTGGTGTCAGCCATTAAAATTTGTCTGTCATCAAATCTTGATACCACACGAGAGTTGATTGCTGCATAGACGAACTTGATCAATGGAGTCATCAGTGTATTTGAAATTATCCACAAAGAATTAAACTCTTCTACTGCATTGAAGCATTCAGGAGTGCTCTTTTCCTCGCTCTGCATGATTGTGAGTAGCGGATATGCTGTTCTTTTCACTTGTGAAAACCATGCTAGCACTTTCACGACAATTGCTGAACTAGATTCTTTTGTAATGATTGTCCGAATCACTGCTGAATCATCTGAGGACACTTTTGTAGTTTGTATCAACCTGCAATCAGAAGAAAGTTTTCCTGTGTTCATTAAATGTGCCAACATCAATTTATTGAACAAAGAAATAGTATAAAGATGACAAGCGTGTAGAAGTGATGAAGTGTAATGGAAAATCCCCTGCATCATGTTGCTTAAATTTTTAAGATATATCTGCATTCCATCGTTCAAGTTGTTCTTAGAAGACAATTTAAGGAATTGCCTTTTTAGCTCATTTAAACCGTCATCAAAATTGAACACCCCAGGATTTTCTATAAAAAGTTTCAGCATTGAAGAAGGTAACTCTAACTTCTTGTTAGTAGCAAGATTGAAAATCCTGCACAAAATGATAAAGTACTTTTTCTCCACTAAAGGTTGCATCACCGCAGCAAAAACAGGCATAACAAATCTCTGTGCCCACGTGGTAGCATCGTCAGAGTCAATCACCGTTATCATTGGTTCGTCCTTATCTCTCTTCTCTGCTGCACATCTGTTGTAATGAGAATCACTCTTTGCTAATTTTAAATCTCCCTTCGTGAGCATTTCAGATGGAAGCTCATAGCAGTGTATCCTAGAAACAGTTTCAGCAAAGTTCACAGCTAACCTTGATAATATATCTAACACGAAAATCTCCCTTGCACCTCCAATTTGAAGTTTTTTGAATAAGTTTGCAAGAAGGAATCCTCTCCCTTCTAGAGCTTCCAAAATTTTAGGCAGTGCTTCAAAGGGTCTAGCTCCAATTACATCGTTTCTAATCAATTCAACAATGCCTTCTAAACATTTCCTCCTACGGTTGATAGGGACTTGAGGATCAAAGTACTTTGAATCAGAGACAATTGCCGATGCTTTGAATGTTGCAAAAGTGTCCGATGTCTTTTTAACAAATTCTCTTTGCAATCTTTGCTCAAAAATTTTCTCCCATCCACCTGCATACTTTTTATCTAGGAAAGCCCTAGCAAGAGTTCCAGCAAGTCTTGCATATTTTTGAGAAAATTCATGGTCCTTGAATTTCATGTCTGGTCTATCTTCCATTCCCATGTACTTGGGATCTGCTTTGTCTCCATTGCTATTGTCCATCTCAAGTTCTTCTTTTATGATCTTGTTAAATATCTTGAAGTATCCTTGTTTTTCTTCGGATTCATCTTTGTTATGAAGCTGACCTAAATAAGACAAATTCAATGCTATTTCAAAATTAGTGATCTCTTTACCTGTAATCCAAGATATGAGATTCTTAAAGTAATCTCCAGTCACATTTACTTTGACATCCATCAGTTGCTCAATTTCTTCTTCATCTTCAACCTTTTTGATTTCACTTGGGTCAGGTATCTTGATTTCTGGTGGAACAACGGTCATGATTTTGAAGTTGGTGATGAACCTATTGTAGATCCATACCAATAGCCTACTTTTAGGGAAAGGGTCAAACTTTTTGAGCATTTTCAGTGGGTTAACAGCTGTTGTGCTTTGCTTAATTGCTTCCATGTAAGCATATCTAATTTGCTGCAAATTTGTGCTTGTTTGATTTTTATCTTCCATGAAAGCTAAATAAGAGAAGCTGAAGTCAGCCATTATCTCGTGATGAGCACCTGGTGATTTAAGGACGTCCAAAGGTTTCTCTTTATGCATTTCGCACCACATTGCAAACAATCCTGCTATTTTCTCAGACAAATAAAGGTAGTGAGACATTCTATGACGGGTGACAGAGACAAAATCAAAAATGTTCCAACCCTCATGTCTAAACGACACCTTTTTGAATGGTAACTCAATCATATCTGCGTCGTTTTCATGAAACATAATCGAAAAGAACAAAGGTGCATCAGGTTTAGTCGGCTTTGCAATGATGTACACAGGATATCTAGGGACCTTTTTGATCACAAACTGGTCTTTTGAGCAAAATTGATTGAATGCCAGATTTAATTCCTCCATTATCAGTCCCATTAGTGAACAGGAAGCACCAATGTTAGTTCTATACCATGCATCCATAAAGATTTCCGCTTCTGAACAGTCTCCGTTCCATCCTTGCTTAGCTAATTTCTTCAAAGAATTTGTTGACAATCCAACTACATCCCAAGTGTCTGCTCTTTGCTGGAAGAGACTAGGCATTGTTAAGAAAATGAAATTTTCTATATCTGAGCAATCGACGTTCCTTGAGAATGGAAGCTTGTTCCTTTCTTTCTTGTATTTTACCAAAGGATGATCTTTCAACTTCTTCCTTTGGACACCAGACAAGGCAAGCATTTCCCTTGTGTAAGTTGACAAGTTAACATCGACCCTACCTTTCAATCTTTTGCTCTTGCTTGTTTGCTTTCTTTGTTTATTGAACAAATCATATTCCTCATCTGTCATGTGAGACAGTCTTATAAGTTCCTCTATGTCTGTCTCTTCAAATCTCTGAGGGTTCTGTATCATGTTGTTCAAAGACTCTGTCCATATCTCTGCTAAATGATGAGTACTTGGAAAAGACCAAATCTTGTCAATTCTCATGATGTTGCTTGTTGGCTTTCCTTTAGGAATGAGGAATGGCACTTGAATTGGTGCTTTTGTGTCCAACCTTAGGTTCTGATAAATTCCAGGCAATTCGGCTGGTATTTGAATGTCTTGTGGCATGCTCATACCCTCTAAGGAATATGACTCCCACCTCTGATAAAAATTCTTAATTGATTTGTCCACATTCACTTCTCTCATTGACAATTTTTCCTTGTATTCTCTTAGAGATTCAGAGTAAATCCACTTGTAATATTTCCCTGCATCTCCTGGTGTAACTGGATCTGTTTCCCAATGTGCAATGGTAGTTTGAGAAATGATAGGCAAAGTTGCATCAGCAGGAAGCTTGTTCAAATCTGCACATTTATCTAACGCTTGCATAAATCCTTCCACTTGTTGCCTGACATCTTCATCAACTTCTTCTTTCCATCCTGCCTTGTATGCAGCTCCTATGAGTTTCTCTCCTAACGCATAATGAGCCAACAACGCTTGCTGGAGCCCTCTGTAAGAAGAGATGGGCAAACTACTGAGAATGTTGTTGGGACTCACAGCAACAACATGAACTATTATTGGCACATTTGTCAATCTAGCCCTCAGACTACTCTCATATTTTTGTATTTTCTTCAAATATTTAAAATCCATTTTGTCACTGTCAGATGTGGAAATTTCAACAACATGAATTGCTTTTTGTGTTCTGTAAATCCCATCTGGTGACTGTTTGTCTCCTTCTCCTTGAGCTCCAAAGAATTTGTAAAGTCTTACGTCACTTGCAAACACCTTCCCTGTCAAAGCTGAACAAACCATCTCATGCCTAATTTTCTTAAAGTCAGCAGCATCTATTCCTTTAATGTGCATCTCCCCCTTTGTTGACATTTGTGAAGCACTTTCGCCCAGAGTCATTCCTGCTGATGCTTTGAAGTCAATCGTCGCTCCAGTAAAAGTGACACTGACATCAACATTATTTACAGATTCAGCAGATCCTTCAATAAAAGTTGGCTTTGGAAAATGAACATCTAGGTCAAAAGAAGGGTGCAGACTTTCAAACAAGGAAAGAATATCTTCAATTCCTTTGTAGTTTGTCATATTTGTTTTCCCCTG